GGTTTGAAAAATTATTAGTAAATAAAAGACATTATATTGAAATAAATAATAATTTAGATAACATTACTGATAAAATTAAATATTTAATTGATAATGATAAAATTGCTAAAAAAATAGCAATTAATGGATATAGATTTTATAAAAAATTTATAAATAAAGATAAAATATTAACTTATTGGTTTTATTATATGGTTAATTTAAATAAAAAAATATATTAATATATTCTATAATTAATATTATTAATTTTTTATTATAAATAATCTAATTTAATATATAATGGATATTTATAAAAAATTATTAAATATATATGAAAAAAAAAATGAATGGAATAATAATATTAAAAAAAAAAATAAATATATTTATTTATTTTTTCATTTATCGAATAATTTATTTGATAAATTAAATGAAAATGATAAAAATAAAATAGAAAATATGTTTCCATTTACAACTTATAAGAATGAAGCAATATTAAACAAAATTATAAATAAAATATATAATAATGATGATAATGCATATATATATTTATTAATTTTAAAATGTTTAAATATTATATTACTATTAAATAAACCAAATATATTAAATAATCAGACTGGAATAAATAATACAAGTGGAATAAATAATGAAGCTAAATTAAATGAAGAAATAAAAAGATTAAATGATGAAATAAAAAGATTAAATGATGAAATAACAAAATTAAATGCTGAAATATCTAAATTAAAAGATGAAAATACTGAAAAAAATAGTGAAATATCTAAATTAAAAGATGAAAATACCGAAAATGGTAAATTACAACTAAAGTATAATAATAATTGTAATAAAATATTATTTGATGAATCAAATATTAAACATTTAGAAAAAGAATATAGTTTAAATTTAAAAATATTATATGATAATATACAAAGATCTACTACTGAATCTGAAAAAGATTTTTTATTTTGCAAATTATTATATTTACACATAGATAGTGAATTTATAAAACAACTATTAACCGACAATATTGAATGGAAATGTTCTAATATATTATCTGGTGGTGGATATAAAAATAATAATGAAATAAACAATAAATTAATAAAATATTATTATAAATATTCAACAAATTTAAATAACAAAAATATTTATAAATATAAAATAAAAAATTATATTGAAACAAAACAATTAGGAGGCAGTAGTCATATATTTTATTCATTAAATATTTATGATAAAATAATTGATAATATATTAGATAATAAGTATAATTATATTTTTGATAATATTAAAAAATTAAATACTGCTGTAACACCTGCTACAGAATTAGCTAATTTTGATACTATAGATGAAACTAGTACAGATAATAATCTAATAAAACAATTTAATATTAAGAAAGATAGTTATTTTGATAATTATATATTACAAGATACACATACAAATACAGATAATAATAATTTTTCTGATATAAAATATAACTATAATAGATTTTTAAAAACATCAGTAACAGATATATTTATTAAAGAAATATATACAAATAATAATGATTATTTTTTAAAGTTATTAAATTATGTATATATTGAAATATTAAAAACATTTAATGAATTTATATATAAATTTAAAATAGTAAATCCATCTTTTAATACAAAATCAGTAAATTTATTATATAAAAGTGGTAATACATCAAGATTACATTTAAGTAATTTTATAAAAATAATTAAAAATAAACTTGATACTACATCATCAAAATCAACTGAAGATAAAGAAAAAATAATAAAAGAAATAGAAAAAAAATTAGAATATGAAAAAAATGTTCCTAGTGATTTTGATTATAATATATCTATTGATTATACCCTTATTACTAATGAACAATTACGTGATAAATTATTAATGGGTATATATCAAGTTATTGTATTGGCATTATTTAGAATAAAAAGTAAATTATCAAAATTATTAAATGTTAAAAATATATCAAATAATTTTATTACTTTATTAAAAGAGTATTTTACATCTACTGAAACAATTAATATTACAAATACTTATATAAATAATATAAATACTATAAATAATGATTCAAAAAAAATTAAAAAAATAGAATTAAAATCAATTAAAACAAATAATTATAAATATTTAAATAACGAAATTACAAAAGATTATGATAATACTACAATAGATACTACATCATATGAAGCAATTGTTAATGATACCAATATAACTATAACTAAATTATATTCATTTTTTTCAAATGATGCAGTTACTGATTTTTTACCGAATTTTTTAATGCCTGATAATATATATATTGTATTTATTCGTAAAATTGAATTTTTAACAAATCAAAATAAAAATTCATTTTCATTATTTCGTTTAAAATTAAATAATTATTTAAAATATGATTATACATTAAATAATGAATCAATTAAAGCATATAAATTTAGAATTCCAGTTGAATTAATTGATATATCAATTAATTTACCTGAGGATTCTAAATTAAAATATATTAAACATTATATTAAAAATGAAAGTAAATTATACACTACATTAAAAAATTTTAAAAATAATATTAATACTGATTTTATGAAAATACCATCAGCTGACTATATGTTTTTTGATATTGCAAAAATTATATTTAATGAAACTTTATTTGCATTTAATGATTTAAAATATGTTAAAAGAATTAAACGATTATTAAATTTATCGATAATATCATTATTACAAGATGAAGATGAAGATGAATATGAATATAACAAATTAAATAAATTAATAAATAAAATTGAAAACTTAAAGTATTTTATTATGTATGATAGAATTACTTCTTTCCTCGAAGAAGGATTATTAAAAATAACTATTGATACAGAATTAAATATTTATAGTATAACACATACTAATGAGTATAATAATATAAATCACATAAATATATTTTTTAAAACAATAATAGAAAATTATATTTTAATGGTATTATATTGTTTTTCTAATGGTAATATTACTAATAAGATTAATAGTAATGTTTATGGTAATTCTGATACAACAAATAAAATTAATGAAAATATTAGTAGTCTAACCGATATAGAATCTATAAAGACTAAATTAACAGATTACACAACTAATTTAAATAGCATTTTACAAAATCTAATAGATATTATTAAAACTTTAATATCTGAAGGTATTACTGAATTAGATATAACATATAATAATATAGATCAATTAATTTAGTGTATTTAATTATTATATATAAAAAATATCTAATAATAGTTAATGACAACAAAAAATATTAAATTTGGAGGCGCAAAATTACAATTTAAAAAATTTAATATATCAGAAATGGAAGAACATTGTGCAATAGCAATGATTGCAAAAAGAGGATCTGGTAAAAGTTTTTTAGCAAGAGAAATAATGTATTATAAAAGATCTATACCAGGTAGTGTTGTAATAAGTCTTACGGAAAAATTAAATAGATTTTATACTAATTTTATTGGCGATTCATTTATTTATTCTAAATATGATCCAAATATATTATCATCCATTTATGAAAGACAAAAAATGATGAATGAAGATAATCAGCGAAGAGAATCTAATGGTAAAACTCCAAAAGATGATCGTTTAATGTTAATTATGGATGATTGTATGAGTTCAAAAGGCGAGTGGGTAAAAGATCCAAATATATCAGAATTATTTTTTAATGGACGGCATCATCATATATCATTTATTTTAACAATGCAATTTCCATTAGGAATACCGCCAGAATTTAGAACAAATTTTGATTATGTATTTTTATTAAATAATGATATTAAATCAGACAGAAAAAGATTATATGAACATTACGCTGGTATATTTCCATCATTTGATGTATTTGAATCAGTATTTGATCAAATAACTGAAGATTATGGTGTATTAATTATAAATAATAAAATAACATCAAAAGATGTTACAGATAAAGTATTTTGGTATAAAGCAAGAAAAACACCAGATTTTCATGTTGGTAACAGAAAATTTATAAATTACCATAAAAATTCATATGACCAAAACTGGAACAATAAAATACCACTTTTTGATATCAATAATTATACATCAAAAAGAAATCATATTAAATTAATAGTCGATAAAATTAAATAATTTTTTTCTAAAAATAATTATGAATAATATATTAATAATTATTTTTATTGTATTTTTATGTATAATATATAATAAAATTATTGAAAAAAATACAGATTTACAGTCACAAAATTTTAATACTAATTTAGTTGAATATAAAATTAATATTAATAAAAATAAATCTATAAACGATTCTTTCTATAAAGAACTCGATAATTTACATATACTTAATTTTAATCATCCTATTTATGGTATTAATGATATTGATTATATTATATATGCATCATATAATAATACTATTATTGGATTTTGTTTATTAAAAGAAATATCAAATGAATATGAATCAGTTTTTGCTATTTATTCTCTTAATGTATTTTTTAAATATAGAAAATTTGGTATTGCATCAAAAATAATTAAAACTGTTAAAAATTTTATTAAAAATCTTAATAGTCATAAAACTATAGTACTCGGTATTACTGATAAAAATTTAATTAAATTTTATGAAAATAATGAATTTTATATTTATTTTGATAATAAATCTGTTATTCCACACGAAAATACACCTTCATATACATTTATGAAATGTAATATTTAAAATTATAGTTCAGTATCAAATGTTTGTGACTTTCCTAATTTTAATTTTTCTTCAAATTCTGCACATGTTTTTTCTATTTCATTTTTTCTTTCTTGCAATTTAGAAATTTGTTCATCTAATGTATTACGTTTTTGTCTTAATTTTTCAATTTGTTCTTTATCTTCTGTTTGTTTTAACAAATCAAGTGTTAAATTAAATGCATTTTGCTTATTTTCAATATTTTCATTTAAACTTTCTTTTACCATTACATTTTTTCTAAATTCATGATATATCTTTGCTTTATCTTGATTTTCATTATACTTTTTCATCATACTATTTAATTCATCATTTGCATGTTCTGTTTGTTCCACAAAGTCATCATTATCTTCAGTTTTAAATGCACACCATTTTCCAGCTTCTACAACATAAATATGATGATGTTGATCAATATTTCTTAATGCTGATGCATGATTACAAGCTTTATCATATGTATCAAATCCGCCTCTTATTTTAAAAGCTAATACATCATCATCAACCGAATAGTCATCTTTCTTATTTTCAGTTTGTGAATAATTATATTTTTCTTTTAGTTCTTCTAGTGTATCATTATTATTATCAATAGCTTTTTTTACATATTTTTTACTAAAAAATGAAACACAATACCATTTTTGAGATGGTGGATTAATTTTATCTTCATATAAATAATCTATTTTTTCCATTATATAATTATTTTAATTATATATCTTTAAATACTTTTATTTAATACATTAACCGAATCATAACCTTGCCAAACATTTGGTTTAGTAAACATTGTATTAAATATTTCACTAGGTTTCATACTATATGCATTATTAATATTTATTTTAGTATATTTTTCATCATATTCTTTATAATCACACTTTGATGATGTATTTGATGACATATAATGTACAAATAAAATAATACCAAATAAAATAAATAAAATAGATATATTATGTAAAAATTTACCCATTAAAATAGACAAGAAATTATTTAATAAATAATTAAATATTTACTTGTTTGCTATTTTTATCTTTTAATTCAACCATTTCAAGATTCGAATTAAATTCAATCATACTAATACGCTTTTGTATTTTTTCAATAATAAATCCATTTTTATCTAATTTACATATTGGATTTTCAGTATTTTTAATACCAGCAATTGTCGTAACGCAACTAATAAAAATAAAATCATCAGTACTAGATTCAACCACATAACAGTCGTTATAACAGTCGTTATAACAGTCATTTAATTGCATTTCTGTTTTTAACAGACAATTAAAAAATATTTTAATTGTATCCATTATTAACCTTAAAACTAAAGAATGTATATAAATAAAAAATATTCAATTTTTTTATTTAAATGACGAAATAAATTCCCAATTTAAATATTTACATATTTTTTCCCATAATTCATCATTTGCAGCAAGAATATTTGGATCTTGATGTAAAGTAAAACAATCTAATAAATCATCTAAATCCAATAATTCACAAAATTTATATAATACATATGAATATGACATAAAATTTTTACGTGATGGTTTTTTAAACATTTCCCATGGAACTTCAATTAATATAAACATTTTAATAAAAATTTTTTCCATATCTCTAGTTATTTTAGGTGGCGGTAAATTACTTAATTTATTAATAATATAATGAATATGTTCATAATATGAATTATAACCTAATTTTTTTAAAATTGTTTTCATTTTTTTTTTTTTTAATTCAGAATAATCAGTTATTCTATTTTTATTTAATTCAATTGTAATATTTTTATAAACTTCTTCATTAATTTCAGGCGATTCTTTAGCTTGAAATTGATTTAACCATTCTCTAAAATGATTAATTTTTCTATATGGCGAATAATTTTTAATTTTTCTATCTTCATCCAATATAATTTCTTCTATAACACCACAACACTCACATGCATATGCAGAAAGACCATAATCTAATATTTTTTCAACATTACATTCATCACAATATTTAATACGTTTAGTACCATCATCACAATTAATTCGTACACCTTCAATTCTTTTCCAATATTGTTCAAAAATATTAGATATATTAGTATTATTTTCTTGTTTTTTGCCGGTTAAAAAATCCATTATATTAATTGTTTTTTTTACATGATTTATTTCTAATCCATTTTTTTTTTCATAATATTGTATTATTAAATCACCTGTTTTATCATAATAATCCATTTCATTATATTTTACATCATTAATTTTATCAGTTAAATCATCTTTTTTTTTTATTAATTCAGCTCTTTTATTTAAATCAATTATTGTAAATTTATCTCTACATTCATCCATTTTAATAATTTCATTATTAATATTTTCTATTTCATTTAAATATTCTTGTACACTGTCTTTACTATTTTGAAAGTTTTTTGTTATTTCTTTATGTTTTTTATCCAATGTTTGACATTCTTTTATGTTTTGTACATTGTTTTTTTTTTTTGAATTTTTAACAATAGTATTTTGTTCTATATTCATTACTATATATATAAATATTATTTTTTATCTCTAGACAATTTATATATGAATTATAAATTAAAATATTTAAAATATAAATCTAAATATTTAGATAATAAATACTTGTTAAGTGGTGGTACTATATATAATATTCAAGTTATTACAAATAATGGAAATTGTAGTAATTTAAATCCTACTATACCTAATACTCAGTATAGTAATCAATGTATATGGATTAGTATTTTAGATTATTTAAAACTAAATAGATTTAGTGAATTTAGTGAATGGAATTTAGATAAAATACGTAATATAGCATCATCAAATAATACACCTATAAATAGCAATTTAGAATGTTTTGATTTTGATATACATGAAATAGCTATTCAAAATGTTGTAAATTATTTTAATATAAATATCCGTATTTATACACCTTTTTGGAAAAATAACATTATACGTGATAACAATTTACAAATTAATGATTTTACTTATTTAGAAATAAAACCAATAAATCAATTATCGAACCAACTTGTTAATATAATTTCTTATGGAAATCATTTTGAATTAATAACAAATATATCTGAAAATAATGATAATAATACTAGTAACAGTACTGTTTTTAAACCAGATATTAAATTAGCATATGAATCTTCAGTAGATAAAGAAATATCAGATAAAATTAGTATTAATGATAAATCAGACAAGGTTAACAATATATTGTTAGAACTAAATAATATAGATCAAGAAATAACTTTTTTATTAAATCAAATAAAAAATATTGATAATGAAATAAAAACCTATAAATTTTTTATTGAAAATAATATAGAAGATGTTGATACTAATGAATATAATACAAAAATTAAAGAATTAGAAATTACAAAAAAAAATTTGCAATCAAAAAAAGATACTTTAAAAAATAAAAAAAGAAGAAAAAATGATACATTAAAAAAAAATTTATAACACAAATTAAATGAATGAATATATTTTTCCATTTGATACATGTGAAAAAAAACAAGATATAATAGCACAACCATATTCAGTATTTGTAAATATACTAAATTGTTTAATAATAATTTATTATCTTAATAAAGCAAAAACAAATCATTCAAAATATTTATTATTATCATTTTTATTATTTGAATCATTACATACTATTGCACATGCTGTACATATCAAAAGTAGTATTCAAAGTAATTTAACACACTTGTCTAGTTATTTTGTTAATATATTTTTATTATATTATTTTTATAAACAAACAAATATAAAACCAACAAATGAATTTATAGCAATTCTTTTAATAATTTTATTATTTGATTTTTATTTTGTACACAAGTCAATGACAATAAATTTTATAGGAACACAAACAGCAATATTTTTATTAATATTAATATATTATTATACAAACATGCCAATAAAAATAAAAAATAATATACATAAAATAATCTTTTTAGCAGGTTGTGTTATGTTATTATTAATAAATGAAAAATTAAATTGTAAAAAAATGTTAAATAAATATCCTAATTTTCCGTTTCATTGTTTAATTGAAATTATTGGACTTTATTTATTTTACATTTTATGTAATGGATTTTATGATTTATAAACTTATCTGGAAAATATATTAAACCATGATTTATTTATTGGTGGATTTATTGGTTCTAATATTTCATTGTAATATGTAAATTCTTCATAATATGGAAAATATACTGTTATTTCATCATTTATTTTATTTTTAACATATATTTTTAATGTAGTTCCATCAGTTTTTGTAAAATTAAATCCTGTATCTAACGGTTTATTTGTCTTTAGATAAGTATCAAATTTATAACCAAATGCAAAATATGTCATTGTTGGACTTAATTCCTCACCATATATATTTATTAAGTCAGAATTATAATTTAAAATATCATGATACGTTTTATTGTTATCTTCATTTTTTAAATAAAATTTAAAATCAAATGATTCAATCATATTTTTAGGTAAATTAATCATAAATCCATCACAAAAATTTAGTAAATCACATTCATTATTTTCGTAACAACTACTATTATAATTTAATTTAATACTATGAATTTGTCGTACTAAATGTGTTGTAATATATGCAAATTTAATATGACAATTTAAATTACACGTTAAACATTCAAATATTATTTCAACATTAACATTATTTGAAATTTCACATGATACATCATTTTTTAATAATTTTTGTGATATATTTGGTACAGTTATTAATGGAATATAATAATTATAGAAATATGTAGTATTAAATTTAATATAATATTTATCATTTATTTCAGTTATTTTATCAAATTCAATTAAAAATGAAAATGGGATTTTGTGTATTTGTGTACTTATACTGTTTTTAAATTCTAAAATAAAATATTCTTTTTTTAATAATTCAAAATTTATTTTGGAAACCAAAAAACCTGCTATTACAAAAAAATCCGATATTTTAGGAATTAAACTTTTTTTATTTAAGTTTACAATTATTGGTTGTTTAACTTGTTTGTTAATGTTATATTTTTTTTCAAAATCACCACTTACACAATATAACATTAATAATTTATTAGATATATCTGGATTGACAGATAAATATTCAGTATTATTTTCTTTTAATTCAGTATTATTTTCTTTTAATTCAGTATTATTTTTTTTTAATTCAGTTAACATATTATTTAATTTAGTATTTAATTTTTTAAATAAAAATCAAATATTAAATACATTTCCATTTATAACCATTATGTACAGATCCCGATTTAGATGCTTTTTTTAATGATAAAATAGACATTTGAAATTGTTTAGCAACTTCTCTATTGGAACTATATGTTGCGATTACTTGATCAGTTCTTGGACAAATTTGTTGAACACATTTACCGGTTGCTTGTATAAATCTATCGGGTAATTTATTGGTTGCTAAATATTCTTGTTTCATTTCTTCTGTACAGTCATCAAACACTTTCCAATAATGCCCACTAGCTAATGAATAATTTTGTATAGCTCTTGTAAAACCCGATTTCATATTACGTGCTTCTAATGCTTGTTTTTGTGATGAAAATACTTGTAATATTTTAGTTTTCTTAATATCTATCATTGCTATAAATTTAACATCTGATGAAATATGTTTTACTATTTGTGTATCGGGTATTGTTTCAGGTTGTTGTTCATTACGTTTTAACGATAACCATCTAAAATTTTTATATGGTGTATTATTTTCAGCAGCCCTTTTTAATTGACTTAATGAACATGTTGGAAATGCTCTTTCAACATCAATAGGCGAATTAAATATTTTAATTGGTGTTTTTAAATCTGTTAAACTATATTGATAAATTATTGGAACATGTTTACCATTTTTACGTTCTTTTAACATATAGTTACACGTTTTTATATTTTCATCAATTGTTGAATCGGTAAATGGTTGTATATCTTTATTTACTGTTGTAATTATTTCTAATTCTATTTTTTTTATTTCTATATCTGTTTCTTTTTGTTTTAATACAATATTTTCTTTTTCAATTGCTAATTTTTCATTAGTATTTTTTACTTCTTCTGTTTTTAATTTAATTTCTTCAACTAATATATTATTTGTATCATTAAATTTTGATTTGTGTATGTTAATTATGTTTAAAAATTCATCAAGTTCTTCTTGATTTACCAAATAAGTTTCTGTTGATATTTTTTTATTTTTCATTTCAAATGGATGACTATATTTTTTAATAAAATCATTATTATGTAAATATCTTTCAAATTTAATATAATTATATGTTTCAACAACTTGTAATAATAAAACTTGATTTAAATTAAATACTGTTGTAATATTTGACATTCTTTCTGTGATAGATTGAGATGAACCAATTTTAATCAATATTTTATTATCTAGATCTTTTAATTTACATAAATAAATTATATTTTTATTGTTATATGCTTGTAAAAATGTTTTATGATTTTTTAACGCATAATTATATTCAATTAATTTTTTATCTATTTCATTTGATTCTTGTAATTGATATGATCCATTTTTTCTTATTTCTTTTAATATATTTATTGTCCATTCTTGAAATTCGGCAGCAAGTGGTTTTATTGACCGACCAATTAAACGATATAATCCAATTTCGGTTAAAAATAAAGTTTTTTGTATTCCACCTAGGGTTTGTGTCGGACATATAACCTTATGTTTTGATGTAAAATTTCTTAAATTTTCACTAATATTTTTTATTCCAAGTAATTTTCCAACTTGATTTGCTTGAAATAATGGTTCATCATGTGTTCCTTGTATATTTATTTCGTATTCTTCATTATTTAATTTAAAAATTTTTAGTATATCCATATATAATTATACTAGTATATATTTCTTTAAACCATAATAAAACATTCATATATGTTATAAAAATTAATAAATTAATTTATAACAATAATTAAATAATAAAATACCGGATTAATTATATGTGATGGATTTCATCAGTAAAACTTGTTTTATTTATGGTTTAAATAAAAATCCAGTATAGTTTGTATAATCTTTTGGTGGGTATTCATATTTTTTATGATTTAATATAAAATTTTGCAATGTTTTATTTGTTTTTATATTTTGATCTTCAGTATCATCTAAAGTTAGATATTTAATAACAGAACAATCTGAATTTGATCTTGCATACACACACCATCCCATGCCTAATCCATCGGCAATATATGTATTTGGTACTGTACCAATTGTTTTTCTATAATGTTTTGCTAATGGTAACATTAGATTACTTAATATTGATTTATCTGTTTCTCCATAATTATATGGTTTTATAATAATATTTGATATTGTTTCCGATTCAATAATTTTTGTTAAATTTAATGTTTTTGAATAATCACGTTTGAAGTTTTGCTTAGGCAAAACTCCTAACCAGTGGTCGTGAATAGAAAAAGCATTAAGCTTTTCTATACACACCGCACCACATTCACGTTGCCCATGACCAAATCGTTTACATTTTCCACATTGATGATTTTCAGTATTATGAAAAGTACTATATCTACATGAATCTACTTGACAAGAAGCCATTATATAATTAATTTATATTATTTTTTATGATAAACTAATATTAAAATAAATAAAACATTCATATATGTTATAAAAATTGAAAAATTATTTTATAACAATAATTAAATAATAAAATGCCCCATAAATGTAAAACTGAAAATTGTAATAAATCACCATCGTTTAATTTACCAAATATTAAAACGCCACATTATTGTTCATTACATAAAACAAATGAAATGATAAATGTTAAAAGTCCTAAATGTGTAGAATGTAGTAAAACGCCATATTTTAATTTGCCTAATAAAAAAATAGGCTTATATTGTGATGAACATAAAAAAGAAGATATGATAAATATAAAAAGTAAAAGATGTGAATTATGCTCTAAATTAGCGTCATTTAATTTGCCAAATATTAAAACACCAAAATATTGTAGTGAACATAAAACATCTGAATGTGTTGATGTTACACATAAAAAATGTTTGAGTTGTAGTAAATTACCAATATTTAATTTTCCAGATCAAACAGCTATATATTGTTTAACTCATAAAAAAGAAAATATGGTTGATGTAGTACATGATAATTGTTTAGAATGTCATAAAACACCACATTTTAATTATATAGATCAAGTAAAAGCATTATATTGTGCAGATCATAAAAAAGAAAATATGATTAATATTATATCTAAAACATGTATTGAAGAAGGATGTAATACATTGCCATTTTATAATTATCCTGATAAAACAAATGGTTTATATTGTAATTTACATAAGCTTGAAAATATGATAGATATTAAATCAAAGAAATGTTTAATAGATGGTTGTAATAAACGACCAATATATAATAAAATAAATCAAAAATTAGGTTTATATTGTAAAGACCATAAAACTGATGAAATGTTAGATGTTGTTAATAAATGTCAAGTTGAAAATTGTACAAAAGTTGGAACATATAGTTTAAATAAACATGGAAAATATTGTATTAACCATAAAACTACAGAAATGCAACCAACATTTAAAACATGTAAATCTGAATTTTGTGATACGTATGTTAAAAATAATAAATATGATGACTATTGTTTATTTTGTTATATTCATTTGTTTCCAAATAATGAAATTACAACTAATTATAAAATAAAAGAAAAAGAAGTAACTAATTTTATATTATCGTATTTTAAAGAATATAATTATACATGGATTATTGATAAACAAATTTATGACGGATGTTCAAAAAGAAGACCCGATTTATTATTGGATTTAGGTTATCAAATTATTATTATTGAAATTGATGAAAATCAACATATTAATTATAATTGTACTTGTGAAAATAAACGATTAATGGAAATATCACAAGATTTTGGATATAGAAATATTATTTTTATAAGATTTAATCCTGATCAATATTTAAATAAAAATAATATTAAAATTAATTCATGTTGGAAAATTAATAGTAAAGGTAAATTAAAATTAGAAAATAAAAATGAATTTATGGAAAGATTAATAATATTAGTTAATCAAATTGAATATTGGATAAATAATAAAACAAATAAAATAATTGAAATAATACAATTATATTATGATAATTTTGAATAAAAAATAATTTAAAAATATTTAATAATTTAAGATTTAAACTCAAAAAATGTTAATTTATTAAAATAAATATTTAGTAAAAAATAACTTTTTAGTATAAAAAATCAATTTTTAAAAATGTTTATTTTATTAAAAATAGTCTAAAAATATTTTCTATTCTAAATTATATATATGGGAGGCGGATAAATGTTTGTCCGAGTTATTACGTATAAAGGTAATAGCTAGTCGTTATGTATACGGCGACATTTTCAAATTGCGGGAAACTCCTTGTTTTATATTACTACTTTTATTAGGTAACTTTTAAAAGGAACACGGTTAATTGCCGTTCCCAATAGTAAAAAGATATAAAACGATAAGGACAATCCGCAGCCAAGCTTCCTAAATTATTTTAGGTAGAAGGTTCAACGACTAAATGGAAATGGGCTTCAATATAGGTATTGAGGCTTAAGATATAGTCTAGTCCCACTAGTAATAGTGTCTAAATTCGGGTATTAAAATTATACATTAAATTTTTACATTAAAAATTTAAATTTTAGTAAACAAAGTTTAGAGTTTCTTATTCATTAATTAATATGTAAATAATAAAAATGAATAAGCTACGGTATTTCGTGATGCAGTTGGTAGCCTACGGGGCTCAAGATGTATACCTAACAGGTATGCCACAAATTACATTTTTTAAAGTCGTATATAGACGTCACACAAATTTTTCAGTTGAACCAATTCCACAAACATTTAATGGTGCATCTGATTTTGGACGAACAGTTACATGCACAATTAATAGAAATGGAGATTTAATTACAAATATGTATGTTAATATTGTTCTTGGTGCAACTCAAGCAGTATCAACCGGAAATGAATGGGGATTTGTTCGTAGATTGGGTCTTGCAACAGTTCAACATTATAAAATTGAAATCGGTGGTTCAAAACTAGATGAACAATATGGTGATTGGTTAAATATTTGGTATGAACTATCACACAAGACTGGTCAAGAACGTGGTTATGCAAAAATGGTTGGTGATGTTCCAGAACTTACTACTATTAATACTGCTGGAACTCCACAATATCTATTGTATGTTCCACTACAATTTTGGTTTAATAGAAATAATGGATTAGCATTGCCATTGATTGCTCTTCAATACCATGATGTTCGTGTTTCAATTGATTTCAGACCAGCTGCTCAAGTTGTCAATAAAGTTGTCGGTGCATCCACACCAACTGTGACAATTAACGATGCTCAATTGATAATTGACTATGTATACCTAGATTCTGAAGAACGCAAGAGGTTCGCACAAGCATCACATGAGTATTTGTTTGAGCAGCTTCAATTTACTGGTGCAGAGTCACTATCAAGTATTAATAATAAATATAGATTGAATTTTAACCATCCAAGTAAATTCTTGATTTGGGCTCCACATTTGCAAAAATATACATCAGGCAACCAATTTATTGCATACAGTCCATCTGCACCAGAAAGTTCAGATTGGCAAACAGCACTTGACAAGTATGCTAAAGTAATGTGGTTGGCTACACGAACTGGTTTGAGTGCTGGTACTCCATATACAGTTGGTCTACCAGTTGGTGTTGAACTAGAAGTTACCCAACCAGGTAAAGCATCATGGGTATCATCATTGATTGATTCAAAAGTTCAAGCACAAGCTATTTTTTCATTTGATATTTCAGGATCAACACCAACTACATTTACTGCAACACCAGATAATGTTGTTCTATTGTCAAATAACTTTACCTTGGCTGATTTATCATTGGGTGGCTCATCAAGTGGAGGTCTTGATCTTCTACAATTTGGTACACCATCTGCAACAGCAACAACTTTTGTAAATTTACATTCAATTGTTGTTCAAGATTGGTTTAATTATGGTAACCATATTGATGGAACTGATAATCCAGTTGTATCTGCTAAACTTCAACTCAATGGTTCAGATCGTTTCCAAGAACGTGATGGTTATTATTTTAACTATGTTCAACCATGGCAACACTTTTCTAACACACCCGCTGATGGTATCAACACTTATTCATTTTCATTGAAGCCTGAAGATCATCAACCCAGCGGCACGTGTAACTTTTCAAGAATTGATAATGCAACGTTGCAAATTACTCTTGGATCTGGTAATGTTGCCGGTTCATCAACTTATTTGGCACAAACACTTGGAGGGGCCAATGGAAACAGTTTGCTAAACATTTATACTGTAAATTATAACGTTTTGAGAGTGATGGCTGGAATGGCGGGCGCCGCCTATAGTAATTAAAGAAAAAATTATATATTATTTTTTATCATGCATTTTATCATCATAAAAATATAATTTATAATAATATATTAATATTATCAAAAAGTTGGTTACATAAATATTTATAATGATAATTATAAATATTTATATTAAATATATGTTTTATGATGTAATAATTGATGCAAATATTGCTTTCTCTACAAAAAAAGCAAAAATATCTAAAATAAAATTGAAAGTTGGTTACATTATATAAAGACATATTATATAATAAGGAATATGAATAAAAAATGTATCTGTACTAATCAAAAAAATGAACCGTGTCCATGTCAAGCGAAATATAATTTATATTGTAAAAGACATTCTATTTATGATGGAATATATAATGAAACAGAATTACCTAATATTAAAAAATGTTCTACATGTAAAATGTATATGATGCCAGAAGATAATAATCTAGAATTTTCAACATGTACTAAATGTCGTTTAAGAAGCACTAAAATAAGAGAAGAACAAAAAAAAGAAATTATTGAAAAATGTATGGGTAAATGTAATAATGGTAAAATATGTAATAATAAACCATTAAAAAATGATACTTATTGTAAATTGCATCAATCATATAAAAAATACAATGAAATAATAAATAGTGGTAAAAAAATATGTAAAAATTGGATTCGTGGATGTTGGAATGAAATTAATGATAATTATGAAAGATGTATAAATTGTCGCGAAAAAGAAAGAGAAAATGATAAAAAATTAAGAGATAAAAAAAAGAATAATTCAGAAAATTACAATTCACAGCAAGTATTAATAAATAAATCAGAATCTAAAATAGATATTAAACCAAAATCAGAAATTAAAACAATAATTAAAGCAGAATCTAAAATAGACATTAAACCAAAACCAGAAATTAAACCACAAATTACATTAGAATTAGACCATAAACCTACACTAGTTATACAAAAAAATACATTAATGTGCTATAAATGTAATAAAATTGTTGATGAAAATACAATAAAATATAATAAATGTACTCCATGTTATAATTTACAATATAAATGCGATAAAAATAGAAATGAGCGAGATATATTTGAGTTAAATTATTATGAATATAGTAGAAATGCCAATAGAAGAAAAAAACAATTTAAATTAACTAAAGAAGAATGTATTGAATTATTTCAACAAATTTGTTATTATTGTGGTACTTTAGAAACAATGAACGGTATTGATCGTATAGATTCAAATCAAGGATATTTTATTGAAAATTGTGTATCATGTTGCAAACAATGTAATTTTATGAAAAATGATAAAAATCAAGATAAATTTATAAAGTTATGTGAACATATTTCAACATATAATAATAAATATAAAGGAAAGTTATATAATGAAGAATTAATTCATACTAAATTTGGTAATTATTCACAATATAAATATAATGCATCAAAAAGAAACATTAATTTTAACTTATCAGAAGAAAAATTTATAAATTTAATAAGTGAAAAATGTTATTATTGTGGTATTGAAGGTTTAAATGAAAAATATAATACTGTTGGAGCAGGGGGTATAGATAGACTTGATTCAAATAAGGATTATACTATTGATAATTGTGTATCATGTTGTGGTCAATGTAATATAATGAAATTAAATTATACCGAAAAAGAATTTTTAGATAAATGTTTATTAATTACTAAATATAATTATTTTGAATCCATAAATAATTTAGAATCAGAAATAAAAGAAGAATTATATAAATTTCAAAATGGTCAATACAAACTAATAAAAGAAACTTTTTTACATTCAAAAGAATATTATTTAGCAAGAACATTTAATAGTAATATAGATGAAGTTAAAAATATAAAAATTAAATTATTATTAACTGATAATGAAGAATTAAAAGATTTATGGAATTATTATAGAAAAAATACATCATCATTAAAAAAACATATTGATTCACAATACAAAGGAAGAAGATTTGCAATATTAGTTCAAGATGAAACATCACAAAAATATTTGGGAATATTAGCTTTATGTTCTGATAATATGAATTTAGAAGCTAGAGATAAATATATTGAATGGTCATATGATGAAAAAAATAAAAAGAAAAAAATTAATTATTTAATGAATATAGCTACATGTGTATCGTTACAACCATTTGGATTTAATTTTAATGGAGGTAAATTATTAACTAAATTAGTATTTAGTCAAGAAATTCAAGATATATTTAGAAAAAAATATGATCATGATTTACTTGGAATAACAACAACCGGTTTATATGGTAAATCTATACAATACGACAGATTAAAAGAAATTAAATTTATAGGATATACGAATGGAACATCTGTGCATAAATATTCAAATAATTTTGTAAGAAAATGTGATAATTTTCTTAAAATTAAATATAATATTGAATATAAAACAAGAAATAAATTACATATTATATCAACTATATTACAAAAATTAAATTTACCAAAAGATGAATTTATGCAAGATAATCCAAAAGGTGTATATTTTGGATTTATTGGAAATTCAAAAAAATTTTTAAATGGTGAAGAAAAAAAATTTAAATTAGGAAAATTAAAATCATGTAATGAAATATTTAAGGAATGGTTAAATAGATGGGCTATTCAACGATCAACTCATTTAATTAAAGACAATAAATTTATTGAAAATAATAGCATTACATCTACTGAAAAAGCAAAAAAATCAAAATTAAAATTAAAAGAAACAATCGGTGAAGAAGAATATAATAAAATAAATAGAGAAAAAGTACAAAAATGTAGAGAAAAGAAAAAACAAGAAAATATTGAAATTTAATTTATTTGTATATATATTTTATAATAAAAATGATTGAAAATGAAGAAAATAGTGAAACGGATTATGAAAATAGTTATTTTTCGTGCGATGATGATAATATTGATGATTATTATTGTGATAAAAAATATAAATATATAATATTTGAAATTGAAGATTATAAATTAAAAGATTATGATATAACAAATAAAATTAATGATTATGATGATTTTATTAATAAATATGATTTTAATAATCCTGAAATTTTAAATATTATAGGTCTTTATTATTATATGAGTGTACGAGATTTTAAATTAACAAAAAAATATTTTAGATCAGCAATTAAATTAAATTGTATTAATACTATGAAAAATTTTGCAAAATATTATATAAATTTATGCAAAGGACCAAACTATATATATATTGATAATACCAATAAAAATGACATAAATAAAGCTAAAAAATTTATTAACAAATATTGTAAAATGGCAATTTCAAAAGGAGATACAGAATCTTATAAATTATTAGCAAATTATTATGAAAATATAAATGAATCAGAAATGATTAAATATTATATGTTATATAATACATCTGAATCATATTTCAGTTTATCATTATATTATATGAATAAAAATAATCAAGAACTAATGGAAATATATTTATTAACAGCAATTGATACCATAGATAATAACATTAAAATAAATTTACATAATTTTATTAAAAAATATACTAATAAACTAAAATTATATTTAATTTTAAAAAATTTAGAAAATCCACAACAAATAATAATTAATGAAATTAAAGAATTAGAAAAAATTAAAGAAATACAAAAATATAAAAATAAAATCCGTATATTTACTGAATTAGAAAATATAAAAGAATGTATTGTTTGTAAAGAAGATAAATTAAATATTATATTAGATTGTGCACATAAAATATGTATTGATTGTTATCCAATTATTGATAAATGTTATTATAACTGTTAAATTTATTTATTATTAATTTCTTCAACAAATAATTTATTGTTTTTTTTATTTATTTTCATATAACAACAATAAACATCTTTGAATAATAAAAAATTTTTTTTTTGATTCCAGGTTTCTTCAACAAATGATTTTATAAAAGTCATATTATCGCCATGTGTACATATAATATTTATTTTATTAAAATTTATTTGTTTACTAATATTTAGTATTGCAGAAAATCTATTATTCATTGTATTAATTAATGATGTTGGATTATTTATTTCATCAATTGATATAATACTTTTATATTTTATGTCAAATAATTTGTCACCAAATCTTTTAAAAATATTTTTATTTTTTAAATAATTATCAATAATTTTTATATTTTTATTAATATATTTTACTTTATTTTTTTTTATTATAAATTTTGGTGGATCAACATAAAGATCCATATCATATGAATATTCAAATGTTAATCCATATTCTATTTTAATCGGTATTAAAACTTTATATTTATTTAAAATAAATCTTTGAAATTCTAAACTAGTTTGAATGCATCTTGTAAATGGTGATGAATAAATAAATCCTAAATCATCTTTTAATACATTTAATAATATATTTTTAATTTTATCATTAGCAATTTTTAACCCATTTTCACTAATTGGTATATCCAAACTATTTATTTTATGTCTATCACTATTAATCCATTTATTTATATCAACTTTATCTAATCTTTCACTATGTCTTATTAAATACATAATTATATTTATAAATTTTATTTTATATTATTATTAAATATACAAAAAGATTTAAAAATAAAATTTATAAAAGCAAAAACAATTGTTGTAAAACTCTTGGTATAAGTGATAAAACATTAAATAAAGCATTAACTAAAAATATTGCATATAATGGCTATTATTATAAACATTTATGTAGTAAACTAAAATGTCTATAAAAAATTGAAATCAAATAACTATTTATTACTTGATATATTATATGTCAAGTAATAATAATATAATTCCTGTAATAAATAATAATTTTAATGAGTTATTCAATAATACACTTAAAAACCCATCTACTAATTTAGAATATTTATTATTAGATATTTCACAAAATATTATTTATGATATATCAAATAGTAAATGTGTATTTAGTGAATTTACTTTTAATTATATTAAATTGTGTT